GCATAAGTAGCCGTTAAATTGCTAGTCGTTCCTGCCAAAGTTGCGGGCACGCTACCTATAGTATTTAAAACCCAGTTTTCAGTAGCAAGAGTAAACCAGTTTGTGCCGTCAGTAATTTCTGGTTTTCCGGTAGATGTCGGTAATGGTGCTTTTAAATTCTTGTCATTTAAGTTATCGGTCATTTTAAATCTCCTCCTATAATTAATAAATTTTACCATAAAATCAAAGTGAAGTGTTAAACCTGATCATTCCAGGAATTAGGGTAGTAGGTCTTTGCATGCTGTTACCTGCAGGCATAGTCATTGAGCCATTACCGGTAAATGTCGGATTAGGTTTAAATGTTGTCACAATCGGATTACTTAATAATCCGCTACCGGTTACATCTCCCAGCAAGGTTAATCCGGTGTTTAAAAGAGTATTTAAATAAGTTTGCGCAGCAGTTGCACTATTTGCTGCATTAGTTGCTGATCCACTTGCGCTACCAGCAGAATGACTGGCATCGGAGGCACTCGAGGAAGCATCAGATGCCGAACTTGACGCACTACCTGCTGAAAGCGCTGCTGCACCAGCTGAAGCAAGAGCTCCTGCTGCCGATAGACCCGCTGCAGTAGCCGAACCGCTAGCAGCAGCGGCCGCCCCTGTTGCTTCTGCTGCTGCTCCCGTAGCCTCTGCCGCCGATGCAGTAGCTTCACCTGCACTCGTTGCCGCCTCGCCTGCTGAGGTCGCTGCTTCCTCCGCTGAAGTAGCGGCTTGCTCTGCGTACTGCTGGCATTGTTGCTCTATTTCTTCTAATTGCTGGATAGTTGCATAATCCTCGCCGGCAATCGCGATTGCAAAAGCACCGCCAGCAACAATCTTGGCCATTCCTATCCCCAGTTCCTCTAAAACCTGTGCTTCAGGTAAATTGACATTCGGAGTTTTTATTATGTAAGTAGCATCGGTTGGAGCAAGGTTTAACTGGATTTCTACCGGTCTGTTTGCCGCGTCCCCTTGCCAGACTCTTCCATCAGTTAAGGATGGTAGGTTAGCAATATCTATAGTTTGACGTGCTTCCGGCACATTATTTAAACCACCCATCAATAGTTGATTCTCTAGGATGGTAGCTGCTATAATTGCTCCTGTTCCTGTGCTACTCGTCTGCATCCAGGAACCTGCCGGTAGATTTGAGAGAAATTGTGAACCCGGCATTAATGTTTGTAGTACGCTGTTACCTTTTCCAAGAATAAAATTAGCGCTAAAAAACCTGAAATTAATTAAGGCAATATCTCCTTCTAACACTAATAAGGCATCAGATTCTTCCGGTCTGTTGCTATCAGTGCCGTGCCAGATTTTACCTCCTGAAATTGTAATAGGGTTAATCGGATCAAGAGGATTAGGCACGTTAATGCTTGTAGTTCCTAAATTTGGTAGGTTATCAATGGTAATGGTTTGCTGCGCTGTGGCAATATTTGAACTATTACCTATAAATAATTGACCTGAAGGCAAGGCGGTACTTAAATAATCTTCTCCAGGGATAGCAATTTGTATAACACCGTCATTGTTCTTCATTAAACCATTATTTAGCTGATTTAAGGCTTGAGCGTTTGGAAGATCGATACTTGGTTGCTGCAAGATATATGTAGCATCCTTTGGTGCTGATCCTCCGCTGGCATCGATAAACGATAGAATACCATTGCCATTTGTTGCTAGTACTTGCCCGTCAGTTCCATCCTGCAGCGGTAATCTCCAGATGGTGTTCCCGGTTAGATTACCGGCGGTAAAGCCGACATAATAATCATTAGAAGGATTACTCCATTTTAGCCTATTAGTAATAATATCTTCAGTATTAGTGATGCTCGCAGAGTTAATACCGGTTGCATATATTGTATAAAGCTCAGCAGTACCGCCGGTAATAACAGGAGACAAAATACTTTCAAAACTAGCCTCTTTTGCATATAAATAGTTAATTGGAGTGAGTCCTTCACCTCTATTAGCTAGCGCTATAAAAGCTGCTTTTTCTCTATCAAAACCCGGATTAAAATTATTAGCCATTACTTTAGAACTTAATTTGGTGCAACGATTCCAAACGCTCTCGTGCGTCTATATTGCTAACACTCTGACCGGCAAAATCAGGTAAAACCGGGGGTATATCCTCACTTGTAAAGTTGATATCTTCTAAAATAACAGGCGAACTATTACCAATTGCCTCAGGACCTTGCGGTGTCTCTATCCCAAATGGGCGAGGATTTTGTACGGCTTTCGGATCACCTTTTATTTGCGGCGGTCTATTCTGCTCGTTTGGCTCATCAACAAAAGGCCGCCCGACTATTGCTCCTGTCCAGACTAACTGATTACCGCGCCATTCATATTGTTTAACTAGATCAGACCTGCTAAAGGGAAACCCTGAATAATCACAAGTTCCAATAGGTTCAATGACGTCCTTTCTAACGTAATCTCCCATTTGCGTATTTACAGGGATCACTTTTAAGCTAGTTGCCATATACCTCCAGTTTAAGTGGTACTTCCGTTGTATTATTAATCACTGCCGGATTTAGAGTTTCCTGATATCTCATTTTTAAGCCTTCTTCTTTTTCAGGAGCATATTGTGCTGCTAGCATGCTAGCGAGTCCATATATTAGAGGAGTATAAAAATATGATGGGATATCTACGCTTTGTGTGTAATTCTCTAGCGTTTCTATACTACTTTGACCGCTATACATTATTAAATTATACATTGGAGCAGCAGTCTGCCATATATACAGGGATGGAGTCCGCTGGTAATCAACGTAGTAAATAGTAGGTCTACCGATTTGTGATTTATTGGGATAGGTTAAATATTCATATCTGGATACCTCGCTCATGGTAGTATCCTGGCTTATACTATTAAAATAAAGTTCTTCAATATCGAGTGTGTATCCTCCTGTTTCTTTAATTCTATATGCCCTTGCATAAATTGGATCAGGTACATAAAACCATGAAATTACATGTGCTTGATATGGATATAATGGAGGAGGAGTAAAAACAGGAAACCAATTTATCGTATCCTGTGATGCTTCTAAAACTAAGCTATATGGACGATTAGAAACATAACTTTGAATGCCGATAATGCTGATTTGCTTTGTTACCCCTAAACCGTAATCATAAGAAATATTGCCGTTTTGAACGTCTTGTGTACATCTTGTCAGTGGATTACCATCAAAAGCATAAGCAGCAATTCCTCCTCCGTTTCCATCATAAGTATTTGCGGTATTTGATTGCGGTGTTCCATTTAATTGTCTTACGTTGCTTCTTAAGAATACCTGAAATATTTTAGTAATGTTGCTTGGTAGAGGGTAGGATGCTTGCCCTGGAGTTAAAAAAACAGGATTTAGCTTTAATGTCCATAAGTTGACGTTAGAGTTAGCCCAATCACTTAAAATAAAATTAATAATATTAAGTGCTGAATTATATTGCTCGGCAGTGACCATGCTAAGAGGCATGCCGATTAACTCATAAGCCTTTCTGATAATCAGCTCTCCTTTTATGCTATTAAAACTATAACTTCCACTAGTTGCCGGCATTTTATCTTCCTTTTTAATTACAATTGCAGGAATTGAGCTTTAAGAACCGAGCCATTATTATTAGTGCCAATTTTAATGAGTAAATTGGAAGCTAAAGAATTATACTGTATTAATGCAGACGCAGTAGCAGCAGCGGCAGAAGCAACAAAATTACCATTAGCGGCGGCGGTTAAATCATCGTATTTCCCTAGGCCTAAATTATTCTTTAGCGATAAAAATACCTGATAAGTAGCAGGATTAGCTGTTGCTGCTACGATATTTAAGGCATAGCTTATAGAAGAAGTATTGGTCTTAGCGGTGTTTAATAGAATCATTGGAAAATAACCAACGGAAGCAACGCCGACTTGAAGGGTAGAGCCTGTAGTACCGGTTGGAATTATCTGCGTTACAGTATCAAAGCAGTTAACACTTGTAACTGTTGTGTTATTTGGTCCAGTTAAGGTTTCACTAATGAAAACCCCATTCTGATAACCGGTAATAAGAAAATTAATACCAGAAAGATTGGCCGCTGAATTAAGAGTAATTCTTGGTACAATCCCAAAATCAATAAAATTAATTATTCCTGTGATTTTGTTAACATAAGAACCATTTAACAGCAGCGGAATATTTGCAGTTAGTGTTTGGAAAAGCGATATGCCATTGACAACTGGAGTAGGCCAGTTATATTCGTAGAATTGGGACATAATTTTCTCCTAATTTTAAGTTCTTTTACAAAACATGGAAGCACTTGGCTCATTATTCTTAAAAGCTTAAGTGCTTCTTTTTTTATAAGGTTTAAGCTGTAGAACCTTGTGCGCCAATTACTCCAAGAGGAGTAAACATACCAAAAGAATAACGACCAGATGCAAGTACTGACATGGTTTCAGTTACGGGATCGGTTGTAACGTTTACTTTAAGCGGACGTCTTACGAAATGCTTACGACTTCCCTTAACATTAGTTAATCCAAACCAGTTGCTAGGACTTGTTAAGAAATGGCTTACTTCATAACCTTGCGGAATAGCTTTCATGTTATAAAGTGCGTTTATATCGTTATTAGCCGTTCCTGTTCTAAATACAGATTCAAGTAACCTGCAACCTGAGAACATTAAATCTTGTGGAAGTAGCAATCTCTCAATTTGAGCATTAATTAGCAGTCCTGCCTGATCTTTCATTTTACCGGCTAGTATTACTGCCTGCTCAACGCCTGCCTCGCTAAAGTCGACATTAATATTAACGCCGTTATATGCCCCAACTCTGTTAGAATAAACACCTCCGTCGTAAGGCTGAGAACCGGAGCAAAGAGGTTGTCCGTTGGCTTGAGCCGCTGCTACGTTAAATGCCTGGTTAAAAGGGTTCATGGCTACTACTTCTCTGGTTTGTTCATAGGAAGTAGTAAGCGATTTAGTACCATTAAAGAACTGATCGGCATAAAGATCATCTTCCATGGCAATATTAGTAATCTGAAAACCGAGGGCAAATTCCCGATGGACAAATTCATAAATAAACCGCTCAGCCATGCTATCCATTTTAATAGGAGCACCTTGGGTTTTCTCAAGAGCGTAGCCTGTTCCTCTAATATCAACCAACCTTTCAGTATGTTTGACAGAATTAGCCTGTTCATAGATTTTGGTATATTCCCCCTTAAACCGATCATACTGAGATTTTACCTCATAAAGACCTGGCCAAAGCAGACTTGGAATATCACCGGTTGTTATAATAGACATAATTAATTACCTTTATTTTTAGTTTTCTTTACTGATCCTGCTTTAACAGGTGTTTTTTTCTTCTCTTTCGGTAGGTATAATCCTTCCTTTAAAAGAGACGGCATATTGCCGCTTGTTATTATGGACATAACCTTATACTCCTATGCTCCGGCTGTTGGACCTGCTACGCCGCTTGATCCGTACATATGCTTGTTAAACTTAACTATTAGGTTGGTAAATGGCATATTTACTCCCGGTACTAATCCTGTAGGATTTGCGTTACCGGTAATTACAGGATCAATTCCAATAATTTTTACGTCTAGAGTATTGGTATTTGCAATTGTTGAGCTATCGAGATAGTAAACAGAGCCGTATATATTACTGCCAGTACGTGGATTTTGACCACCAGCGATAGCAGTAGCATCCGTGAAGGTTATTCCTGCCACTGATAAACTGGCATTAAGACCAAGCCCGGTTGCTAAAAAAGTAATTCCTGTTGCAGCTGCTAGAGAACTTGATACTTGCACTCTGAATACCGCCATTGGATCATCATTGACATATGCAATAATAGGCGTGCCGGCTTTTACCGCTCTACCGCCTGGCCAGTAATCAGACTCTACAAGTATACCGGTATTTGCATCAGTATAAGCGCAGCTTATGAACACCCCAAGGAAAGCGTCTGCGTCTGCTGTTGCAACAGCTTGTACCTGTGTTCCGTTTGTTGGAGCTGATAACTTTTGTGGTGCTATTGTTCCTGCCATGACAGCAAGGCCTGGGGCACTTACAAATTTAATGGGATCACCTTGAAAAATACTGTTTGGCTGCGTGGTTAAGCCGTCAGCGGATGCGTAAATAAAGTATTGACCTAGTTTTTGTGTTCCGCCGTTTCCTATTTGAGACTGAACTACTTCCAAACCATAAGGTCTATTAATGCCGTTAGACATAATTTCCTCATATATTGTTAATTATTAAAAAACGTAAATATTTTAAATTTAAAAAAAGATAAGCTAATTCAAGCTCAGGAGACCTTTTAACGTCTAGTTATGACGATAAACTTTGTTATAGATAAGTTTCAAAACTAGCCTTTTTGTGTCTTGCGATGACAGAGGTAGCTTTTTTAGAGATTTAGCTACAAACTACGCCTTTTAACGTCTAGCAATGACGGAAACTTTTTACAGTCTAGTCATGACTTTTTTTTACCTAATTATATTATAGCAAAAAGACTGTTACTTTTGCAAATCGTGCTACTATTTTTAGATTTAGCTTATATATCTTCAAGCCTTTAATTACCAAATACCACTACGGATACGCCATCAAGTACGGGAAGCAAATTACCGAGTGTGTCGGTTGTAAAAATAATAAATTCCGTAGCAGATCTAGACCTAAAGAACACCTGAAACGGCGCTATGACCTCCGTTCCACGTGCTAATGCCGGTAATACTAAATAATTACCATCAGGAAAAGGAGTAGCAAACTTCACAACATAAGACCCGTTTGCTCCGCTAACCGATGCTATATTAAAACTACTCTCTATCTGAATATTATTGCTCGGGGCATTATTATCATAAAAGAAACAATAAGCTTTAGCAGTAGCAGGATTTATAATCTTCCCCGGTATTGTCATATTACCGATATTATCAATTTGAGTACTATTTAAATTGATTACTCCATCATCTACAGTAGCTAAGTTAATGTCCTGATCACCGCTTGCCGTGGTAATAGTATTTACAGATATTAAGAGATTACCTACATTGATACTGGATAATCCTACTAGAGAATCGGCTAAATTAATAATTACATCATTTGTTTCCCCATCGCCGCTTTGTACATTTATATTAGAGCCACCGCCTATCTTTCGAGTTACAAAACTTAATGGAGTATTACCGGTTATTACTAAAAACCCATTCTGTACTTGAGTAGCTAGATTATTTAGATTATTTAACGAATCGGCAACCTTAAAAATGATGTTACCGGTCGGAGGAATAACAGTTGAATTTGTAATCTGTAAACTGTTATTCTGGCTTTCCGTAGAAAAGCTTACTATACCGCTGCTACCACCCCCAAAAGGTATTACCTGCCATACTCCCGTGCTGGTTAGATTCTCAGTGAGATATATCTGTATTACTTCCCCGGGAATAATTACGTTGGTTAGCGGAGTTCCATCGTTATATAAGAGGGTAAAGTCTTTTTGCCCGACATTATTAAACAACAAGGTAGTACCGGTTTCTACAGTATTACTTGGGGGAAGAGTAATTGTATACGCATCATTTTCAGAAATTACATTATTAATGTCACTAGCAATCTCCCCTTCAGTGCGGGGATAAGGCCAAGATAGTTTAATATCGCTATTTAATATGATTTTAGAATATGACATGATATTCTTCTACATTGCTCTATCAGAAAACGGCATGACCGGATTGTAGATATCGGTCTGTACTTTTTGCAAAGTATCTCGCATTACTCTTACGGCTTTTTGTTCATAATATTGCTGCTCTTTTAGCCCGTAGCGTTCATCACGTGCTAAAACAATAGTATCACCGGTAGTAATACAATCATTTTCCGATCTTAAGTCTCCTCTATAAGTACGTTTGTTTTTAAGCCTATCAGGAGATACGATATACCACTTCTTTGCCAGTAACCTATTAATACGTTCAGGGCTATTAAAGGCAAAGTAATATTCCTCGCCCGGTTGTTTTATCTCATCAATTAAAGCTTTAAAAGGACAGGTTGAATCAGTGAACATTAAATCAAAATCACTTCCTTCAAGTTCATGCTCCCTGATATCTCTATCAATAGATAGAAATTCATTATTTTTGTCTTGTTTATATTTAATTGCCATTTTTTGACCTCATTTCTTTGTTACGTTGATCTAGAAGCTCCCGGTACCTCTCGTAAGACATACCAAAAGCAAGAGCTGCCTTTTTCTCTCTATCGCTTAATTCCCTTGTTTTTGGATCAGGTATTGATTCTTGTGGCGCACGACTGCGAACTGCTCCAAAATGTTTGGCAGGAGGACTAGCCGTATCCTGTGCTTTTAAATTATCAATATACTCATCAATCATGCCGTAATAACTACCAGAGCCTATTAGATGTTCCTTTCCTCCGGTCTGGTATTTACGATCCAGTTTAGTAATAAAGGATAATACTGAGGCCGCTAGCTTCTCATCATACTCAGGGGCGTTTCTATCTACTTCAGGATTACTTTCAAGCCAGCTATATAACCTATCTTCATATTCCCTAGCTCGAACCTGATTTAGATGCTCTTGTGAGTATTCTTCTTTAGGAAAAGTGGCTATTCTAGATGCCTCATTTAAGGCATGGGTCGCCTTTGAAATATCCGCAGTAGCTCTGCTAACTCCAGCAGCATCCCCGTTTTCCAGTGCTAATTGAAGCCGTGCCTGAGCCATTTCAAGTTCGCTGGCAACATTGTTCTTATAATGGGTAGAACCGGTATTAATAGCTTGGCTGAGCATTTGTTCTATTTGTAGTTTTTCTTGCTGTAACTGTTCTAATTGCTCAGCAAGCTTTACCTTTTCTTCACGTTCTTTTTTTAATTTAGACCAGTATTTTTCCTTATCTTTATCAGGAGTAGAGGTTTTAGTAGGCTTTTCCTCTAGCTTTGTGGTATCCTCGGGAATATTGGTTTTATCATCGCTACTATCACCTTGAGTATCTTCCCCCAAGTCTTTATTTTCTACTTCTGCCTCGCTAGCTTCATTCTTTGAATCTTTATTTTCAGTCGCTTCTTTTAAAGGAGGAATAGCAGCGTTTAAATCGGTTGTATTTTCAATATCTATTTTAAACATATTCTTACCTTGATACTTTTGATGGATTATCAACTAGTAGCTTGATTTTAAAATCCTCTACCATAATGATCGGCTCACCCTCATATTTTGACTGCAATGATGAACCACGGGGGAATATGACCCAGTCTCCAGCTTTGACGTAAGGACCGCTTGGAAACTGATCACCCTTATAACTATCAGGACCAAGCTTTAATACCATTCCGACCATTGAGTTATATTCCAGATCATCTTGGACGGCGCTTGGCGGTTTTATAATTCCTCCTCTTGTAACCTCCTCTAGCGGAGGTTTGTAAATAAGAATTAATACATTGATTCCGGTAACTGACACCTCTTTAAATCTTTCTATCATTGCTTCCTTATTAAAAGCTTCCAGATCAATTCCTTTGGTTTTAAAATCTTCCGGTTTGTAATTGTTTATTTGATGGTTAATCATTGTTATTTACCTCTATTATGTGCCTGTTAAAGAGTTCAAGGGAACTCTCAAGTCCCTCAATTAATCCCACATGATATTTGTAATCCTCTAGCGTAGAAATTGATTTTGGATGACTTAAAATACGCCTGTATCTATCAATCTCAGACTCAATACTTCCTATAAAGCCGGAGGTAAAAGAGCCTCGGCTATAAATGTTATTTCGGTTCATTTACCGCTCCTCCCCATATTTCTAGGTTTTACTACCCTACCGCTTTTTGTAGCTACGTCTTTTCTAATTTTAGCAGCGCCACCGGCAGCATATTTATTACAGCTTTCGCTTCGCTCTTTAGCTCTTTCCTGCATTTTGCGAAGTGCTATTTCTCTTTTTTGTCTATCCATAAATGACTTCCTCTTTTTCTGGTGTGGATGATAGTTCTGATCTTAGAGCTTCTACTTGTGCCTTTAACTCAGCTTCCTTTGCTTTGTATTCCAGCTTTAGTAATTCAAGCTCGTTCTTACTATTGATTTCCTGTTCCTTGGTTAACGTATCTATTACTTTTTCTTTCTCGTTTAACTGGAGTTTTAAAAGTTCAATTTGATATTTCTGCTCGGCAAGTTGTTGTTGTTCATTAACTTTTAATTCAGCTAAATACTTCTCTTGTTCCAGTTTTTCCTTATCAAGCTCGATACTCATTTGCGTCTTATAGCCGTCAGCTTCAATATTTAAGTGAGCTAGCCGTTCTTTGGACTCTACTTCAAGTTTTCGCTGCTCAATATCGGCAATCTGTACCTGTAATGCCGGGTCTATTGGTTGCTCCTGCTGCTGCTCCGGCGCTGCTTCAGGTAACAATATCTTATCAATGTCCTTAATCCCTAGGGCTTGATATACTTTTAAATATACTTCTCGCATGTTATGTAGCTCAGGGCTACTGCTAGCTAACTTTAAAATACTCTCTGCCTTGATTATTCTCTGCGTAGAAGACTCAACAGACGGATCAGATACGGGTATAACCTTCAAACTTTCTTTATCTAAAGGTAGCGTGCTAAGATTGAACATTTTATAAAAGAGCTGTAGCTCGGTGCTAAAGCTACTATGGACTGTTCTCATTATTGCCGATTGCATCCGATTAGATACTTCAAGCAAGGCAATCGTAGTACCGACAGGCGTATTCTGATTATTTTCAGTAAGTCCCATCTCTGTTGCGGACGCTAGCTCCTGTGTCTGAGCAGTTATCCGGTTAATATATTCAAGCAAAGCTGGAGAAGGTCCGTTATAAGGAAGCGGCATAATTGAATCACGCAAGGACAAATTACCGGTTTCAACAGTTACGAATTGACCGGGTAATATATTCAAGTCATTATTAGTAGTTTTTATTCCCTTAGCCTTCATCCCTCCCGGGAAATTCTGGAAAATAGCTGCGTCAATCGCCATTTGCTGCATGGAAGTTAAACTCTTTGAATTAGAGCCAAGTATTTGAGCAAGCCCCAGTCCAAAAACATCAAACCCGGGGAATAAATTATAATGAATGAAGCAGTTAATCCTTGTTTTGGTTGGATCGTTTTCATCCCAGTTCGGCGTAAGTGATACGATCTGATTACTGCTGCCGCATCTGGTAATAACGTAAGGTAGTGGGATACTATAGTCTTCAGATGCATTGTTATTGTCAAAAAAATCATTCAAAACCAGATATTCGTGCGTCTCATAAAAAGGAAAACGGGAGCCGGTCGGATCAACCTGTTTTTGCTCATTTTTATCCTTTTCTTCTTCGCCCTCGCTGCTGCCTACATTATCTAGGTAATCAAGATCAACCTTTAAAAATATCCCGCTATTCATATTAAAGAGGATTTCCCTTTTTGAGAGATACCTAATATGGGTCAGACGATTTGATTCGGTAATACTTGAGCAGTTATTATCAAATAAAAAGTCCTCAGGCATGATAAACCGGCTCAAGGGCTTACCTGTAATAGGATCGTAGTAGATTTTACGGAATACACACCCATAAAGAATCAGATACAATAAGAACCGATCGTAATCGGGATAAAAACCTTTATCTTCAACAGTTAAATACTCGTTTAAAATATCCCTAACCATTTCGCCTTTTAATTCGTAGTCCTGATCCACGCTTACATCAGTTCTAAATCCTACAGGGCCGGTAGCGGGTAATAATTCGGAGCGAAGCGTTGCCCATAGCCGAAGCACGCTACTTGAAAAGGTAGTATCGTAAGTTTTAACCTGAGCGCTATTTCCGATGGAAGAATTGGATTTACGGATGTTTGCAACATCTCCATCTTGTATTTCCTCAATTTTAAAGCCAAGCAGATTTTTAGCCTTTTCAATTATATCAAGCCAGGGCGCACGGTTTTTGGTATCTTTTTCTGTTACCTCTTCCAAGTAAGCAGCGATTTTATCTCTGACGCTTTCCGGTATATCATCCGCAAAATTACTATTAAAGGTAGCATCCGGAGGTGCTAATTCTTTCGCTTCGTTATCTATACGTGATAAGATTTGATCTTCTAGGGAAATAAGTGCTTCTTCTTCTGGTAAAACTGGTTCATCTAAACTACCTGTTTCTTGTGCTAGGATTTGTTCTTCCATCGGCATTTCTTGAGCAAAGTTTAGAGAATCAGGCTCAAAACTCTTGGACACCGATAAATCAAGATTAGTCTTTCCTTTTTGCTTCCTTCTTGTTGCCATTAGTATAATTTCTTGTGTTTAGTAACGATCTCATCTTCCTTAACATCACTTGTATGAATTAAAGTATCAAAGTCTCGGAGGTATAAAATTGTTTGCGTCATCGAATCAACTAAATCCTTTGACTCCCCGTTTGGAAAAGTTATCACTGTTTCTAAAAACTCCTCGGCCATAGGAGTTAGTCTTTCAGGGTTTTTCTCTTCAGTCGGTAAGTACACAAGCCCGCACTCAATAAGAGGTGCTGCTCTCTGTACTCTTGCCCCCTTATCGCCTTTTGGCACATACCCTATAGCAGGAACTCCTCCAAGCCTTAAATCCCGAATTAATGGATCACCCGTTGCCTTTGCTTCTATTAAACAACAATCAACAGTTCTTTGAGCCGGCATTGGGTTCTTATGCTCACCTATATCCTTATAATCTTTGGCTAAGCGCTGAGCCTTGCTTCGGAGCTCCGGATATCCTACACGACCCCGCCAACTAGAGAGTAGCATCATCCTAAATAGCTCATCCTCGGATTTTTCGCCCCAAACTCCCCACGTAGTACAGGCAGAATATGCCGCACTCGGTTCATCGGAAATTGCCGTATCCCAGCTTTGCAATATGTAATCAAATTTAGGCTTAATCGGGCTAGTCCAGAACTTAAACCATTTTTTCTTGATTATTCCACCGCCGATAGGGGAAGGCCTTTGCTGGCATTGCCCCGCATAACCGTAAGAGCCGAGTAACTTTTTTAACTCACTTACCTGCTTCTCGCCAAAGCGTAAGCTACTTAGCACCTCTCCTTCTTTGTTTCTTGGGTCTTCCCAAATAACCTGATCTATGCCAAGAGGAACTGTAATACACTTGCGCTTTTCTTCAAATTCTAGCGGCAGCACTAACTCCACCCAGTCACCCTCGCTGTCATTCTTTCTGATATAACCGGTTAAATCATTCTCGTGCGTTCTTTGCTGGACAACTATTCGGCAGTCATTAGCTGGGTTATTTGAACGGGTAGACATTCTTTGCGTCCACCAGTTAATTACGTTCTCTCTTTTGATTTCAGATAAGTCCCCTGGGTCGTTAGGGTCATCAATAATAATGATTGAACCGCCTTTACCGACAGTTTTAGATACTACGCTTGTTGATTGCCTATATCCTGTTTTAGTATTCTGGAAAAAGCTTTTAACGTTCTGGTCTTTTAGAAGAGGGAATCTATATCCCCAATTATCCTGATACCAGTTACTTTCGAGTAATGATCTGTTTTTCTGTGCATGCTCAAGGCTTAAGGAATTAACGCAGGATACAGTTAAAAACCGCTCACTAGGGTTATGTATCCACACCCATGCAGGAAAAGCTACCGATATTAAATTGGTTTTACCAGTTCGAGGAGGAACATTAATAATCAGCTTCTTTATTTGCCGCGCGTAAACTGCCTCTAGATGCTCAGCTATTGCCCTTATATGCCAGCTATCAACATAAGGCATATTACCCTCAATATAAGGCCAGCTCGATTTAAAGAATTCATATAAAGAGCCCTCGCTACTTGCTACTTGCTCCTGTATTTTAAATAATTCATTCAAAT